GCCCCACCACCCCGCACGAGGAGACCCCGATGCCCCAGGCATACGACCCGACCAGCAGCGTCGGCCGTGTCCGGCTCCTCTGCAACGACACCAACCCCGACGACTACCTCTTCGCCGACAACGAGATCGAGACCTTCCTCGCGCTCGAGGGCGACGTCATCAAGCTTGCGGCCGCCCAGGCGATCGACACCATCGCCGACAACGAGGCGCTGCTCTCCAAGGCGATCCGCGCCCAGGACATCCAGGCCGACGGACCCAAGGTCGCCGACTCCCTCCGCAAGCGCGCCGCCGCGCTCCGCGCCCAGGTCGCCACGGCCGACGACACCGCCGAGGACGCCGGCTACTTCGAGGTCATCCAGCTCAACGGCGACGCCGAGCCTCCCGAGCTGACCGAGTGGGAGTACTACGCGTGACCAGGCAGCGACTCCACCACGGCCGCGGCAGCCGCAAGCCCTTCTCCCGCTGGTCCGTGATCCCCCACGGCTGGGATGACCAGCACCGTCCGGTCGCCGACGCCACCCACACCGCCCGCGTCGAGATCCGCCACCCCGTCGTGGCCACCGCCGGCTCCTGGGACGACGCGCTGCAGGAGAACGTCGTCACCCCCGCCGCGCCGTTCTTCACCGGCTGGGCCAGGGTGCAGCGCACCGGCGGCCAGGGCAACACCACGCCGGCCGCCGACGACCCCGAGCCCGTGACCCGCTACCTCGTAGCGATCGGCGCCGACGACCCGGCCGCCGACCAGGTCGAGGCCGGCGACATCGTGACCGTCTTCCTCTCCGGCGACGCGGCCGCCGACGCCACGCCCCTCATCGTCGAGCACGTCACCATGGGGTCGCTGCGCTTCGAGCGCGACCTGACCTGCACGCTCAACCCCCACCAGACCACGACCGGCCCGAGCACGGCGAGCTGAGAGGAGTACCCGCGATGCCGATCGACATCAGCGAGGTCCGAGCCCTCGGCGCCCGCCTCGACAACGCCGGCCGCCGAGTCGGCGCCGACGCCTCCCAGCTGCTCCGCGCGACCGCGCTCCGCATCCAGGCCGACGCCCAGCAGCTCGCCCCCGTCGACACCGGCTACCTCCGCAACAGCATCAGCACCACGATCACCGGCAACGGCAACGCCGGCATCATGACGGCCGAGATCGGGCCCACCGCGGAGTACGGCATCTACCAGGAGTACGGGACCAGCGTGATGCCGCCCCAGCCGTTCATGGGCCCGGCCGCCGACCGGAACCTCCCAGGCTTCACCGCAGGCCTCGCCCAGCTCGCCACGCGAGGCCTCTGATGGTCGACCTCCGCGAGTACTTCAACGCCGTCGGCGAGCGGCTCGCCGGCCTCACGCCAGCCACGACCGGCTACTACGGCGCGATCGGCCGGCCGCTGCCCGGCTCCACCGGCACCCCGACCGACCCGCAACCCAAGGGCCCCAAGGACCCCAGGGTCCGCCCCTACTTCGTGCTCTACCCCGGCGCCGGCGCCGACGGCCCCGACCAGGCGCTCTGCCAGACCACACCGTCCGGCACCATCGTGACGACCAGGATCACCGCGGCCGCCGGCGACCTCGAGGACCTCCTCGCGCTCATCACCCGCATCAACGACCGCGTCCTCGGTTGGGTGCCCACCCTGGCCACCGTCGCGTTCCCAGGACCCATCGTCCGGTTCCCCGGATACGACGCCCCGGTCCTCAATGACCCCAGCGTGACGCCCCCACGGCAATACGCTCTACTCCAGTACCAAGCAACCATCTAGCCCAGGAGACCCCATGAGCCAGGACATCAACTTCGTCGAGGTCGTCAACACCGCCACCGGTGAGAAGCAGCTCGTCCCGCCGCACTACCTCGACAACCCCGTCCTCATGCGAGGCCTCGAGCTGCCGCCCAAGGCCCGCGCCGCGGCCGCCAACACCGCCAAGCCCCCGGCACCCGCCCAGGACGCCGAGAAGTAACCCAGGCCATCCTGGGACCACACCAAGGGAGACCAACACCATGCCCAAGTCACTCGCCGACGGCCACATCCGCCTCGCCGTCCTCACCGCGAAGCCCGCCAACCCCGCCGCCCCGACCGTCACCGAGCTCAACAACGGCATCGGCGGCAGCACCGGGATCAGCTGCAACGTCCTCGCCGGCGACTTCGCGTTCGGCCCGACCGCCTCCGACCGGATCAGCGAGCCCGCGCTCTGCGACACCGGCAAGACCGAGGCGCTCGGCATGTCCGGCTACCAGGCCGCCATGACCGTGTTCCGGTTCTTCGACGCGACCACCAAGAACGCCCACGCCACCGAGGACGCCCTCTTCCAGGCGCTCAAGGTCAAGGGAGCGACGCTCTACGTGTACGCCCGCGAGACCGCGAAGATCAGCACCGACGCGTTCGCCTCCGGCGACGAGCTCTACTTCGGCGCCGAGGTCGTCAACGACGCCCCCATCCGGCCCGACGGCACCGGCTACATCAAGCGCCGCGTCGACTTCGTGGTGGCCCGCGGCTACGAGAACATCGCCGTCGCCTGACCCCCAGACCTGGGGCGGCGCGGGTACCCGAGGAGAGCCCGCGCCGCCCCAGCACCACCTCCTCGCCCTCTCCTCCTCCTCGAAAGGAAAGCCCCCCATGACCAGCACGCCCGACGAGCAGCCGCTCGCCCCGACGCCCACCCCGACCTCCATCGCGTTCCCCCCCGACACGCCCGAGGAATTCACCATCGAGGACGTCCTCGCGGCCGCCAAGGTCCCCGAGCGCACGGCCACGATCTGCATCCGCCCCGACCTCCAGGCCGACTACGACGAGGCCATCACCGAGCTCTCCACCCTGGTCGACCCCACCGGGAAGCTCCTCGGCGACGTCGAGGAGGCCAGCCTCGGCGACGACCGCGCCCACCGCGCCCAGGAGCTCAACGACCGCGCCGAGGAGATCCGCCGCGCGATGGCCGCCGCCATGCGGAGCTTCCGGTTCCGCGGCCTCGACAGCGACGAGTACTCCAAGTTCAACAAGCGATGGATGCCCAAGGGCGACGACGCCGACCTGACCGACTACCAGCTCCGGCTGATCGCCGAGACCTCGCTCCGCCCCAAGATCACCTTCGAGCAGGCCCAGGCCCTCAACGCCAAGCTCGGCCCCCGCGCGATGACGGAGCTCAGCAACACCGCCTGGAAGGTCTGCAACGAGGGCGGCCTCAGCGTCCCAAAATCGCTGAGGCTCTCGGTCACCCCTCGGGAGCAGTAGCCCGCGAGCTCCTCCGCGGCGCCAGGGACGCCGGCCGCCCCCCGACCCTGTTCCTCGGCATCCGGCTCCCCACGACCACCTACCTCTACGAGGACCCCGAGCACCCCGACCGCCCGACCTCGGCGATCCACTCCCCCGAGTGGACCCCCGAGGATCGGGCGCTCCTCATGGGGCTCGAGCAGCACGAGCGTGACACCTGCGAGTGCGGCTGGCCGATCGAGATCGCCTGGCACGCCGACATGGAAGGCTGGTTCGATGGCCGCTCGTTCGTCTGCCACGCCTGCAGCGCGTCGGCCGGGCGCGAGGTGACGCACACGCTCAAGCCGACCACCGATCGCAACTTTGCGGCCAAACCTCTGTCAGACTTCGACTGGGAAACCACGACGACCTCGCCGACCGAGCACGACGACGACGAGACCGACGACTGAGGAGGCGCCAGCGTGACGGTTGAGTCCAGGTCGGTCGTCGTACGGCTCAGCGCGGAGACCGCGGCCTACATCCGTGAGATGCAGGCCGCCGGCAAGCTCGGCTCCGACGCCATGGAGAAGGTCGAGCGGTCGACTCTCCGAGCCGACGCGGCACAGCAGCAGGTCACCAGGACCGCGAAGCTCATGGGGCTCGGTCTCGCCGCGGCCCTGGGGTACGCCGCCAAGGCCGCGGTCGACTGGGAGTCCCAGTTCGCCGGCGTCGAAAAGACCGTCGACGGCACCGTCACCCAGATGGCGGAGCTCGAGGGCGAGCTGCGCGACCTGGCCCGGACCATGCCGGAGAGCCACCGCGAGATCGCCGCGGTCGCCGAGGCAGCAGGCCAGCTCGGCGTGGCCCGCGAGGACGTCTCCTCGTTCACCGAGACCATGGTCCAGCTCGGCGAGACCACCAACCTGACCGCCGACCAGGCCGCCACCGACATCGCGCAGATCCAGAACGTGATGGGCACCGCGGCCGACGAGGTCGACAACTTCGGCGCCACCCTGGTCGCCCTTGGCAATAACGGCGCCTCGACTGAGGCGCAGATCCTGGCGATGACCCAGCAGATCGCCGGCGCCGGCGCGCAGATCGGGCTGACCGAGGCCGACATCCTCTCGATCGCCAACGCCGCAGCCTCGATGGGCCTCGAGGTCGAGGCCGGCGGATCCGCGATCACGCGCGTGTTCACCTCGCTGGCCAAGGCCACCAAGCAGGGCGGAGCCGACCTCGAGCGGTTCGCCGAGGTCGCCGGCCTCAGCACGACCGAATTCCGGCGAGCCTTCGAGGAGGACCCCGCCCGAGCCTTCGCAGCGTTCACCCAGGGGCTCGACCGGATCAACAAGAGCGGCGGCGACGTCTTCACCATCCTCGACCAGCTGGGGATGAGCGACATCCGCGTCAGCCGGGCGCTGCTGTCGATGGCGGCCAGCGGCGACTACCTCACCGAGAGCCTCGACCTCGGTGCCCAGGCCTGGCAGGAGAACAGCGCGCTCGCCGAGGAATTCGCCAAGCGCCTCGACACCGACGCCGCCCAGGTCCAGATCGCGATCAACAACATCCGCGACGCCGCGATCGAGCTCGGCGCGACCCTGCTCCCCGTGGTCGAGGACATCGCCAACGGCGTCTCCGCCGTGACCCGCACCGTCGGCCAGCTCCCCGACCCCATCCAGGCCGTCATCACCAAGGCCGCCGCGCTGGCCCTGGTCGTCGGTGGCGCCGGCTGGTTCGGCGCCCGAGTCCTCGCCAACGTCAACGCCGTCAAGGCCTCCCTCGTCGGTCTCGGCGTGACCGCGGACACCACCAAGGCGAAGCTCCTGACCATGGGCAACGCCGCCCGCGTGGTCGCCGGCCTCGCCGCCATCGGCCTCGCCGCGACCGAGCTCGACGACGACCTCGGCGTCGCCAACACCGCGATGTTTGCCCTCTACGGCACGATGATCCTCCCCGGCTGGGGCACGGCCGCCGGCGCCCTGATCGGCCTCATGACCGACCTCTCTGCCGTCTCCCGCGAGTCCGCGGCCAGCATCGCGTCGTGGCGAGCCGAGCTCGAGGCCAGCATCGACACCGGCGACATCGACGCCGCCCGCGAGGTCGTGGCCAGGGCCCGCGAGGAGATCGCCGCCTACGAGGACGAGCTCGACTCCGGCTTCTGGTCCGGCGTCCGCGACGCCCTCTCGTTCATGGGCCCCGACGAGGGCTCGAGCTACACCAACCTCGGCAAGCAGCGCGAGGCCCTCGCGGACCTCGAGGCCCAGCTCGACTCCGCCTCGAGCACGATGGGCGAGAGCACCGCCCAGGTCCAGGCCAACACCTCCGCCGTCCGGGCCAACTTCGAGGCGATCGCGCAGCAGCGCGCCGCGGCCGCCAAGACCGCGCAGGCCTTCCTCGGCCTGGGCGACAGCCTCAACGACTCCAAGGTCTCGCTCGGTGAGTGGATCCAGCAGCTCGAGGACCAGAATGAGGCGCTCCGCAACTTCCGCCGCAACGCCGAGCGCGCGGCCAAGCGTGGCCTCGACGAGGGGCTGATCCGGGCGCTGCGCGAGGCCGGGCCCGAGGGTGCGCTCCGCATGCGGCAGCTCGCCAACGCCTCGGACAAAGAGCTGGCCCGAGTCAACGCCGCCTTCCGAGGCTCCCAGCGCGAGGCCGACCGCTACGTCGACGCCATCGGCCGAGTCGGCGAGGCCGTGGAGGACCTGCCCGACCGGGCCGAGATCAAGATCATCGCGCAGACCGACGGAGCCCGCGCCCAGGTCCTCTCGTTCAAGGCCTGGCTTGCATCCCAGAATCTCACCAAGACGGTGCGGATCGTCACCGACCGCGGCCCCGGACCCCAGCCCGTCGAGGTCAGCGCCGACGGCAGCACCGTGCCCAAGACCGGCCTCGGCTACGCCGACCGCCACCTCTACCTGCTCGCCGACGGCGAGGAGATCGTCTCCAACCGATACGGCCAGGCCGACCGCTGGCGCCCGCTCCTCAAGGCGATCAGCGCCAACCAGCTCGCCGGCGGCGGCACGACCGGCCTCGGCCAGGTCGCCACGAGCCCGGTCACCCTCGACGCCCGGACCACCGACCGCTTCACCAGCTCCCTCGAGCGGTCGCGCGCCGCGCTCGACAAGGAAACCAAGAGCCGCGAGAAGCTCACCAACCTCCGCGACCAGTACGCCTCGACCGTCGCCGGCAACTTCCGCACCGACCCGTTCGGCGGATCGGTCTGGGGAGCAGGCGACCCCCTCTCCGTGCTCCGATCCGACATCGCCCAGGGCAGGCAATTCCGCGACCTCATCAAGAGGCTCGGTCGCCGCGGCCTCAACGGCGCCGCGCTCGCCGAGGTCGACACGCTGACCGAGGCCCAGGTCCTCTCCGGCATGAGCCGCGCCGACCTCCGCGAGTACGAGCGCCTCTACAACACCCGCCAGCGCGTCACCAACCAGGCAGGGCAGGCCGCCGGCGCTGCAGCCTACGGCCGGCAGATCCGCCAGCAGACCGACGAGCTCAAGGCCGTCCGCGCCGCCGTCGACCGCCTCGAGCGCGCGGCCAAGCATGCGGCCAAGGACATGGGTGACGCGGTCGGAGACCAGATCAACGGAGCCGCACGCGGCGGCCGCCACGACAGGAGCCACCCTCGTGTCTGACCCGATCACCTACGTCTACAACCAGACCCCAGCGCCCAAGCGCCTGACCATCGGCGGCACCTACCCGCTCGCCTCCCCGGACACCATCGCCGGCCGCCCCTACGACCTCGAGACCCTCGCGGCCGACGCCAACTTCGGCAACCCCCAGCCGATCACCACCGAGGTCCAGTCGCTCCTCCTCGACGGAGCCCGCGTCGAGCACCTCCGCGACGGCAACCGCGAGTCCTACTTCCAGATCCGCATCACCGCCGACAACCCCCACGACCTCGCTCGAGGAGAGGCCGAGCTCCGCGCCCAGCTGCAACGGATCACCACCCTCGAGTGGACCCCGCCCCACGCCCTCGCACCCACCTCCAAGTTCATCGTCGTCACCAGCTCGATGCGCTGGCTCTTCGACGACCACGCCGAGCTCCAGCTCAAGCGCGTGTTCGGCGTGACGTTCGTCTGCCTCCCCCACGTCCGCTCCGCCGACACGATCGTCGTCGACGCGATCACCACCCCAGGGTCGACCAGCCCGCCCACCATCACCACGGTCGACAACTGCAACGCCACCACCGGCTGGGCCGCGGAATGGAAGCTCGTCGGGACCAGCGACCCCTGGGCGACCATCCCCGTCACCTCGTACGCCGGCACCGCCATCAAGGCCGACTCCCCCACCGCTGGCCCGCCCGCACCGGTCGCCGTCGCAGCGTCCAGCATCCGCGTCTCCAAGACCTTCGCCGCCTTCGACGCCAGCCCCTACGTCCGGTTCACCATCACCAGCAGCCGAGCCTTCGACTACGTGGCGCTCCGCGTCGATGACACCTGGGTCGAGCCCATCCTCGTCGACGGCGACGACTACTACTTCGAGACCGCCGACACCTCGGTCACGTTCCTCCGGCTCCAGGTCAACTGGCCCCGCCTGATTTCCCCGGCATACCCCGACCTGTTCGTCCACGACGTCGCGAAGTACTCCAGGCTCCCCCAGTTCGGCACCGCCCGCGAGCTCGGCCGCACCATCCGCGTCCACGGCAGCGAGCGCACCCCCGGCTCAATCGCCGTCGAGCACGAGAGCACCGCCCTCGGTGGGCACGTCATCGTTTACACCCACGACGACGCCTCCGGGTACACCCCGCCCCTCGGGCCCGACAACATCTCCGGTTCGAGCAGCGTCGTCAGCACCAACGTCAGCGGGAAGGCCTACAACCTCGACACCCCCGCCGTGTTCGAGAAGAGCCTCGCCGGCATCCCTGCCGGCCGCTACGAGCTCGGCGCGCTCCTGTCCATCCCCAGCGGGTCCGGGTCCTACGACATCGCCTGGTCCGCGCAGACCTACGTTGGCGGCGTCGCCGTAGGCGAGGCCCAGTCCGGAACCACCACCATCACCTGGACTAGCGACCTCAAGATCTACGCCCCGCTCGCCCGGATCCTGCTGCCCCCGACCAGGGTCGCACCCGGCGCCACCGCGACCGTCCGCATCAGCATCAGCGACCCCACCCCTGGCAGCGGCCCAGACATCACCCTCGACGAGGCCTGGATCTTCAACCTCAGCATCGGCGCGCTCACCATCGCCAAGACCACCAAGCGCCGCCTCTGGATCGACTCCGCCGACATCCCCCTCGGCGTCCCCGCGATTTGGACCGGCGACAACGCCGACCGATCCGACGCCTACGCCCTGTCCCTCCGCAGCCAGGTCCTCGCCGTCGGCACCCACGTTTGGAACCCCGGCACCACCTCGATCTTCACCGTCACCGAGGGAGTCGAGGACGCCGCGGTCAGCTTCGACTACACCCCCTGCTGGTCCCACCACCCCATGGCCATCACCGACGAGCTCGAGCCAACGGCATGACCGAGCAGATCGCCGTCGCCGGCCGCTGGCTCGCCCTCCAGACAGACACCGCCTGGGGAGACCTGCAGTACACCGGCCGCCACCCCCGAGGCTGCTGGACCGCCGAGTGGCGCATGGCGCCCGGCGACCGCGGGATCTACCGCGGCCAGCCCGTCGACATCTACGACGGCGCCTCCCCGGTCTGGGCAGGGCACATCGCGTCCGTCGACCCGCTAACCGGGACCTACCAGGCCGACGGCGCAGCACGCGAAGCCGAGAAGCGCCTCGGCCTCGACTCCGGCGGCGCAGCCTCAGCAGGCCCGACCACCGCGATCGCCGCCGCCATCGCCCGAGGGATGAACTGGGCAGGCCACACCATCGCCAGCTTCTCCGGCGACCTCCCCGTCGACGCCGCCAGCCTCGACGACGGCCCCCTCTACCTCCAGCAGCTCCTCGACGCCGGCGCGGAGCAGCGCGGCGAGGAGTGGTGGGTTGGCCCAGACCGGATCGCCAGGATGGGCCCCACCACCACCACCCCGACCTGGTTCCTCGCCCCCGGCTTCATCGCCCCCGGCGTCGACGACGAGGAGTACGCCCAATACCTCTTCGGCCGCTACTACTCCTCGACGACCTCGACCTACCAGACCGCGATCGCCGAGGACACCCTCGCGCCGTACGGCGGCGCCGAAAAGGCCGTGTCCCTCATCGGCCGCGGCGCGATGACCAGCACCAAGGCCGCCACCATCATGAGCAAGATCCTGCAGCGCGACGGATCACGCCTCGCCGTGATCGGCTCGGTCGCCGTCGACGCCAGCAACCTCACCAACGCCGGCGGCACGCCGGCCGACGTCCGCCTCATCACCGAGGGACAGATGGTCCGGGCGCTCGGGACCTTCCCCGACGCCCGCCGGCTCACCCCCTACATCGACTTCGTCATCGGCGAGGTCCGGCACGACGCGACTACCGTGGTAACCATCCAGCCGCTCGGGCGCGCGGCCACCGACCTGCGAGCCCTCTTCGAGAAGGGAGCGTGACCCACCGTGACCCCCGAGGCATGGGCAACCGTTGGCCTGGTCGTCGCACCGCTGATGACCGTGCTCGTCCTATGGCTGCGCAAGCGCCTGCAGCTCATCGAGCCCCCGATCAGTGACGAGGCCGCCACCGCCGTCAAGATCAGCACCAAGTCAGAGACCAAGCCCGACGACCGCAACCAAGCCCTCATCTTGCTCGCCGGCAAGCTGGCCCAGCAGGACGCCGAGATCCAGGAGCTCAAAGCCCGCGACAACGCGTGGGCGATGTTCACCTGGGAGCTCGAGCACTGGGGTCTGCGAGGGTGGGCACGGTCCCCAAAACCGCATGAGCCGATGCCGACGCGCCCGCCGCGGCTGAGGCCCGACGCGGACGAGTACGAACCCCGTAGGCTCATCGACAGCGGCCCCAACGACTGAGGAGGCGCCGTGGGCGCTCCGACCACCACCATCACGTACAACGCCGGCGACGCGACCGCGGCCGAGCTGACGGCCGACCTCCGCGAGCTCGCGCTGCGCTCCTGGTTGATCGCGCTGCAGGAGGCAGCCGACCGCGCCGAGGTCCTCAAGCGCATCGACGCCCAGCTCCTGCAGGACAAGGGCGACGACCGCGCCCACCTCGCGATGCTGATCGCCGACGGCATCCGCATCATCGACCACGGCTACATCAAGCTCGCCCGCCGCAGCTGGGTCGGCGCCTGGGGAGCAGGCCCGCCGACGCTCGCCGCGCGCCACCTCCAGTGGGCCAAGGTCGACCTCGGCAACGGCGACATCTTCACCGTCGCCAACACCCACGGCCCGCCCTCGGTCGACCGGCCAGCCAAGGGCCCGATCGCCCGAGCCGGCCGAGCACGCCGACGCCGCATGCTCCGCACCCAGGTCGCCGGCATCGTCGCCTGGGCCAACCGCACCCCCGGCACGATCGCGATCCACGGCGACTGGAATGCCGAACCCGACTCCGACTTCCTCCAGCCCCTCAAGGCCGCAGGCTTCCGGCCGCTCACCGCGCCCAGCCACAAGGCCAAGAACCCCAACCGCTCGATCGACATCATCTGGATCCGCGACGCCACCCCAGGCCAGGCCAGGGCACTCCCCGGCTACCACTCCGACCACCGCCCCGTCGCAGCCACCTACACCCCCCAGGAGATCCCCATGCCTCGCTACCCCGGCTACCCCGGCGCCAACCAGACCCGCCTCTGGTTCTCCGGCCGCTTCGACGCCAGCCGCATCAACCCCAACGTCGGCGTCCTCCACACCACCGAGACCGTCGGCCTCCCCGGCTACGCCGGCGGAGCCTCGGCGCCGCACTACACCATGGTCCCCGACTGCCGCGCCAAGACCGCCGAGTGGTTCCAGCACTGGCTCGAGACCGAGTCCGCGCGCGCGCTCCGCAACGAGGACGGCGGCGTCCAGACCAACACCCTCAACGCCTACCAGCTCGAGCTCGTTGGGACCTGCGACCCCCGCCACCGCAAGACCTGGGTCGTCAGCGGCCGCACCCTGCACGCCGGCGTCGACTACATCTACTGGCCCGAGGCCCCGACCTGGGCGCTCGACCTCGTCGCCGACTTCATGGCCAGCGCAGCCAAGCGCCTCGGCATCAAGCTCGTCGCGCCCGCCTTCCAGGCCTACCCCGCGTCGTACGGCGCCAACCGCCGCGATGGCGGAGCCACCAACACCGTCCGATTTAGCTTCGCCCGCTGGCGCGACTTCTACGGCTGGCTCGGCCACCAGCACGTCCCCGAGAACACCCACGGCGACCCCGGCAAGATCGACATCGGCTACCTCCTCGAGGCCGCCGACAAGATCCTCAACCCGCCCCCCACCCAGACCAGGGTGCAGCGCATCGGCACCCAGCTCGTCGCCGACTTCGGCGATATCGGCATCGCGATCAGCAAGGCCAAGCGCACCGTCTCCCGCTACGACAACGTCCCCGAGGCCCGCGCCAAGGTCCACCGGTGGGCGGCGGAGATCGACGCCCTCCTCGACGCCGCGCTGGCCGACATCGCCGCGGCGGCCGACGACTATGACAAGATTCCCCCGAAGTGAGGAGCAGCACGATGACCGAGATTCCAACGATCAAGATCCCCACCTGGCTCCGCGTCGTCCTCTACCTGGCCGCCACGATCGCGCTCCTCCTGTCGTCGTACTTCCTCGACCGCGGCTTCACCTGGTGGACCGAGGCCGAGGTCAAGCTCGTCCAGGCCGCCGCCGCGCTCGTCTCCACGCTGGCGACCGTCAAGGTCACCCGCGAGGCCATCACCACCCGCCGCGCCGCCGCGGTCCCCGGCGAGGTCGTCGAGCGCTCCGACGACACCAGCACGCCGACCGATCACGCCGGCGTCATCGAGGGCGGAGCCTGACCCGTGCCCATCGACACCGTCGCCCTGGTCGGCGTCCTCGAGGACCTCGTCGGAGAGCCCCTCGACACCGACCAGATCGAGGCATGGCTGGAGAGCACCGAGGACGCGGTCAACGACCCGTTCGTCTCCATCCGACTCGGCCCCACCTACAAGGTCGCGATCGGCGACGACGGCGCGTTCTCCATCGCAGGCCTGCCCGCCGGCGGGATCTACCGCCTCAAGGTGACCTACCTCCCCCGCACCGGCGCCAACGTCCGCACCTGGACCTCCAACTGGGTCCAGCTCCTCGACGACGCCGACCTCTCCGACCCGACGCTCGAGGCAGTCACCCCGACCGCGGTCGAGATCACCACCTCGACCTACCAGACCGGGACCACGGTCGCCAACCGCCGCGGCCTCGCACCATGGCTCGCGGCCCTCGCCAACCGCGACAACGCGCCGGCCAAGATCATGGTCATGGGCGACTCCACGATGCACTACGGCGCCGCATCGTGGGCCCAGACCACCGTCGAGCGGCTCCGCGCGCTCCTCCAGGCGAAGTACCCCACCACCGGCGTCGCGGTCCCAGGTGCTGGCTACGTCCCCGCCTACAAGTTCCTCTCCCCCACCCTCCCCGGCGTCCAGTCCGGCGGCACCGGCTACTCCACCGGCGCCGGCCTCGGGATGGAGCACTACAACCTCCACAACCCCGGCACCGCGCAGTACCGCGAGCTCGTCATCGACGGCGACTCCGTGCGGGTCTGGTATGGCAAGAGCAACTACCTCGTCCACCAGGGCATCGTCTCGATCGACGGCGTCGACCAGGCCGCGCTCAACTCCCAGAATGGGATCAGCTACCCCCCGCAGGTCGACAGCGACGGCCACTACCAGGACTACAGCTTCACCGCTGGCGCGCACACCATCCGGGTCCGCGGCGTCTCCGGCCTTGCGTTCATCCTCGACGGCATCGAGGTGTTCAACGGCGACAAGACCAAGGGCATCCACGTCTACAACGGCGCCCGCTCCGGCGGCAAGGCATCCCAGTACGCCGGCGCAGCAGCCGACCGCCACTGGGAGATCGCCGCGGTCATCAAGCCCCAGCTCTGGGTCCTCGCACTCGGCATCAACGACGAGCTCGACGGCGACGCGGCCGCCTACCTCGCCGACCTCGACACCATCCTCGACACCAAGATCCCCGCCGCCATGGGCACCGACCCCTACAGCGTGCTCCTGGTCGGCCAGTACCGCCCGAGCCGAGCCGTCGACACCGCGCTCTGGACCGCGATGCAGTCCGGCCTCAAGGCCCGCGCCGCCGGCAATGTGGCCATGCTCGACGTCGGCGCCCTCTGGCCGCTCCCGCTCGAGGCCGACGGCTCCACGTCGTACGGCCTCATGAGCGAGGCCACCGACCCGCTCCACCCGTCCACCCTCGGCCACGAGCTCCAGGCCCAGGTCGTCGCCGACGCCATCGGCTTCATCTGAGGAAGGAGGCCCGACCGTGGTATTGCCCGAGAACTACACCAACGTCGCCCGCCGGACCCGCACCGAGGACCGCGTCGCAGCGCTCGAGTCCGGCGGCGGCGGGGGAGGCCTGACCGTCACCGGCACCAAGGCAGCCGGCAAGATCCCCAAGGTCGACGTCGACGGCACCACCGTGGTCTGGTCGACCGACGACGCTGGCAGCGGCGGCCTCACCGTCACCGGAACCCCAGCCGTCGGCAAGATCCCCAAGGTCCAGGCCGACGGCTCCACGATCGCCTGGGACGACGACATCGCCAGCCCCCCCGGCGCCTACATCCGCATGGGCTCCAACGTCCGGTTCGTCGCCGCGTCCGGGGAGAGCGCCGGCGTCAAGGGCATCTGCGACTACGTCTGTGACGGCACCAGCGACGAGTCCGAGTTCAACACCGCGCTCGCCGCGGTCGGGACCGAGACCATCGGCCGCGGCACCAACGGCGGCCAGGTGATCGCCGTCGGCCGCCGCTTCACCATCGGTGGCCCGATCCTCATGCAGACCCAGACCCACCTCACCAGCCAGTACGGCGAGGAGGCCACCCAGATCCGCTGCGCCTCCACCTACCAGCCAGGCAACAGCGGCGGCATGATCCAGCTCGCGACCGTCGACACTCAGTACGTCACCGTCGACCACCTCACCCTCGACGGCCAGGGCTACAGCGTGGGCGGCCTCTACATCAGCCAGGCAGACGGCCAGGAGTACGACGCCTACCACAAGTTCTCCGACCTCTACATCTGGAACTGCGGCGGCAACACCGGCACCGGCGACGCCATCAGCATGCAAAACGCCAGCGGCGGCCGCCTCCGCGGCTGCCACCTCCGCAACATCCGCGTCCTCAACGCCGGCCGCTACGGCTGCTACATCAACGGCCCCGACTCGTTCTACACCAACATCGACATCGGCAGCTCGGGGAGCCACGGCTTCTATGTGACCCACGCCAACAACCGCATCGTCGGCTGCAAGGCATGGTTCAGTGACGGCTCCGGCTACTACTTCACCACAGCCAGCCGCGACAACCAGGTCAGCGCCTGCGAGTCCCAGGACAACCTCCAGCACGGCTACCACATCCAGGGAGCCCGCAACTCGTTCTCGAGCTGCTGCGCCGACTCCAACAGCTACGACGGCAGCCACCCCAACAGCTCCAGCGGGCAGGCGATCACAGGCCGCACCTACCACGGCTTCAACATCCTCGGGAACTACACGTGTGTCGTGGGTTGCACCGCCTCCGACAAGAACGAGAGCGGCCGCGGCGCCCGCCAGGTGTACGGCGTCTACATCGGGTCCGGGGTGTCGTGCATCGTCAAGGTCACCACGACCGGCAACTACACCGGGCCCCTCTCCGACAACAGCACCGCCACCCGCGACGTCACCGTCATCGGCACCTGACCCACCACCACCCAGCAAGGGAGCACGACCATGACCAAGACCACCAAGAGCCTCGAGGGACTGGTGTTCCGCAAGCACCCCGACACCCGCGGCCAGCAGCGCGTCGCGCGCTTCGACCCGATCACCGGCGAGCGGAAGCTCGTCAACCCCGCCACCCCCGGCGACGACCACGAGCCCTGGCCGCTCCTCGGGATCACCCTCGAGGTCGCCCCGGACGAGACCACCATCACCACCCAGAAGGTCGCCGAGGGCATCGCCGAGGGCTGGCTCACCGCCGACAACCAGCGCGCCGTCGTACGCCCCGCCGGCGCCACCCAGGACGTCCTCGCCTCCACCCAGACCGGCCAGCCCCACCTGTTCATCCACGCCGACCGGCTGACCTTCCACACCCTCGACGGCGACATCAGCTACCGGGTCGTCCACCAGCCCGACAAGTACGCCGCCGACGGCGACGACGACACCCCCGTCACCCCCGAGACCTACGCCGCCGGCGCCACCCGCGTCGACCACTTCTACCGCATCGTCAAGGAGGCCTGACCCGCCATGGGCAACTTCATCTTCACGAGGAGCAAGGGCCGGTTCGTCGAGTTCGCCGAGCGGATCAACGCCAACGACCCGACCAACAGCATCCTCACCCTCTCGGCGTGGAACACCGCGACCGCCGACGCCACCCTCCTCGACCTCGACACCGTCGCCCAGGTCGAGGCCGACGGCGGCACCGCCGAGGTCACCAACTCCGGGTACGCCCGCAAGACCTTCGCCGACTCCACCATCACCATCACCTACGACGACACCAACGACCGCGTCGACCTCGACGTCGCCGACCAGACCTGGACCGCCGTCGCCGCCGGCACCGCGTGGACCGACCTGATGTTCGCCTACGACTCCGACTCCACCAGCGGCACCGACGCCAACCAGGTCCCCGTGTCTTTCCACGACTTCGCGGTCACCCCGGACGGGTCCGACATCACGGCCACGATCGCCGTGTTCGCCCGCGCCAGCTGAGAGAGGCCCGACGTGCTGACCACCCCGGCCGAGCTCTTCGACGCGCTCGCGAACAACAGCTCGCGGGTCGTCGTCGACAAGGCCTCCATCAGCAACGCCGCGGCCGCGCAGTTCCATTCGCTGTGGCGCGCCACCGGGCAGCCCGGGCAGGGCGCGATCCCCACGTCCGTCGCGGTGTGCGACCACACCCTGACCGGCGCGGTCTCGTTCAACCAGCAGACCTCGCCTGCGACGTCGTACATCGGCTACCTCTCCGCGGCGTGCTCCAACGCGGCGACCACGCTCGAGCTGCATGACCGCCTCGTCCACATGGGCGGCCTCGTCGGGAACGTCGCGACCGCGCAGACCGTCACCGGCATGGACCTCTCGACCCTGCTGGCCACCAACAACCTCGACGCACGCAAGGGCGACGCCAACTACTCCGACGTCCAGTGGTGGCTCGAGTGGTACACCGACACCGGCTCTACGGCCGTCACCGTGACCGTGAACGTCACCTACAACGACGGCACCACCGGCAACCTCACCGGTATCTCGCTGGCTGCGACCCGCCGCGCTTCGTTCATGCAGCCCCTTAACGGCTTCATCCCTGCCGCGTCGTCCGGGAAATACATCAGGGACGTCAACTCCGTGACCTTGTCCGCGACCACCGGCACGGCC